TACGTGGAGGAGAAGCAGGATGCAGTTTGAATATTACGCAACCATCGTAAAAATTGTGGACGGAGATACTGTAGATGTCGATGTTGATTTGGGCTGGAATGTTGTTATACGCGGTAGTGCTGGGCGCATCCGTCTGCATGGGGTCGATGCTCCAGAGTCTCGCAATAGAAACGTGGAAGGCAAAGCACATGGCCTCCTTGCCAAAAAATTCGTGCAGGAAAAACTTAAAGTGGGAGGAGTATATAAACTCCGAACAAAAGAGAAGGGCAAATTTGGAAGATACTTAGGTGACTTTCAGGTAGGTAACAAGTGGTTGTGTGCAGAGCTTGTGGCTAACCAACTAGCTGTACCGTATACCGGACAGAACAAAAAAGAAATTGCGAAAGCGCATGAAGTTAATCGCCTGTTGTTAGTTAAAAAAGGACTTCTATGACCGCTTGGAGTTACAGTAGTATAAGCACGTTCAAGCAATGCCCTAAAAAGTATTATCACTTGAAGGTGGCTAAAGATGTGAAGGACGTAAGTAGTTCTGCTATGTACTACGGTAACGAGGTGCATAGAGCTGCGGAACATTACGTCAAGAAAGGCACACCTATACCTACTAAGTTTAAGTTTATTAAAAAGACTTTGGACTCGCTAAACAATATACAAGGTGAGAAACATTGTGAGATACGTATGGCCTTAGCAAAAGAAGATGGCGAATACGTACCTACAACTTTCTTTGCTGACAACGTATGGTGGAGAGGTATAGCAGACTTACTTATAGTCGATGACGATAAAGCTTATCTCGTTGATTACAAGACAGGCAAAAGTGCTAAGTATGCGGACACCAAACAGTTAGATTTACTAGCAGGAGCTACGTTCACGCACTACCCAGGAATTAAAAGTATTAAGTCTGCTTTAGCATATGTAGTGAGTAACGAATTTGTGCAAAAGAAACACACGTCAGACATGCGTAAGTCATACCTCACTGTGTTTGATGACGAACTAGAAAGACTAGACTCGGCAGAAGAGAACGAAGTGTGGAACGCTATCGACGGTCCACTGTGTGCGTACTGTCCGGTAACTAAATGTGAACACAATAGGAAATAACTATGGCTACGAAGAAACGAGATTACAAAGCTGAGTACGCTAAATATCAGGGTACAGAAGAGCAAAAGAAGAACCGTGCAAAACGTAATGCTGCTCGACGCAAAGCTGCAAAAGAAGGCAAAGTCAGTAAAGGCGACGGTAAAGACGTAGCACACAAAAAGGCTATATCTAAGGGTGGAAAGAACCCAGGCAATACTAAAGTAGAAGTAGCCGGTGCTAACCGTTCGTTCAAGCGTAACTCAAAAGGCAAGTTAGTCTCAGAGAAAAGCACTCGTGAACGGAAAGCATAATGCAGATAATAACTACTCCAAACTTTCCCTGCGCTAACGACGAAGAAATACAGTACTCATACGAAGATATTGTTAAGGAAGCAAATAAATATAACCATTGGGGTAATAAGCCAGATATACCGTTAGTACCAATGCACACCTACAAAGGTGATGTTCCTAGTATAAGAAGACTTAGTTATCGCATGTTACAAAAGTTTAAATGTAGTTACGATGACGAAAATCAACCTGTAATAATGAGAGGTGCATGGGAAATTATGGTTAACAAGTACTCCTCAAGAAAAGGCTTTAACGACGAAGTAAGGGAAAGGTTCTTACGTTTTTACAAAGCTACTATTTTAAGTTACGAAGACGCTGACAAATGGAGGAAGAAAATAGATAGTTTAATGCACAAAGAAAAATACAAAAGGCGTTTCTACAGACAGACAAACACCGAAGGTATGTATACTGACCCTAGGTATTTGTACTCTAACGTAGACTGCAATTTTTTTATATTTGGTATTGGATACCATTTTATAGAAAAAGAAAAAATACAAGTTGTTAAATCAATTTATAGACACATTAAAAGACTAACCGCACTAACCAACCCACATCAGGAGAAAACTAAATGGCAGCAATTAATACAACAGGCGATCTAAGAAAGTTTCTTTGTAGCTCTATTACTTCAGTAGCAAATGGAACAATGGATATAAGTAAAGCCAGAGAGGTTACAAAACTTGCAGGGCAAGTAAACGAATCTTTCTACTCAGAAGTTAAAGTTGCAAGGTTGCAAATAGATTTAAAAGAAGAATCGGATAAACTAGGTTCTTTACCAGTAGCCGGTAAATAACTAATGCAAGTAGTCGATGATAAGGCGATCATACTTAGAACTAAACGTCCGCATCTAGTCACTGAGGCTATCGAAAGATGTAAAGTCTTAAGCGAAGAAGATGGGATGTATAAAGTTGCAGTTAAGTGGGACTTAAAAGGAGCGCAAGCACTAGCAAAGTTGAAGGTTGAAGGTACACCTTCGCCCATTACACGCGACTACGAATGGACTGGTAAGCATGAACCCTTTGCCCACCAACGTGAAACTTCTGCTTTTCTTACACTACACAAGAAAGCTTTTTGTTTTAACGAGCAGGGTACAGGTAAAACTGCTAGTGTAATATGGGCAGTGGATTACTTGATGAACTTAGGACACCTCAAACGTGTACTTGTAATCTGTCCTCTGTCTATTATGAAATCAGCATGGCAACAAGACTTATTTAAGTTTGCCATGCACCGCAGTTGTTCAGTTGCTCACGGCACGTCTACCCAACGCAAAAAGATAATCGACGCAGGAGCAGAGTTTGTCATCATAAACTTTGATGGCGTGGCTGTAGTTTCAGAAGAGATTGTCAATGGTGGGTTTGACATGATCGTAGTTGATGAAGCTAATGCGTATAAAAACGCGCAGACAAACCGTTGGAAGACGCTTAACAAACTTGCGACTAACATTCCCTGGATGTGGATGCTTACTGGTACTCCAGCAGCTCAATCACCTGTTGATGCTTTTGGTTTAGCCAAGTTAATTAATCCAGATGGCGCACCTAAATACTTTGGACAGTTTCGTGACAAGGTTATGTACAAGATAACCCAATACATATGGAGACCTAAGCCAGATGCAGACACTACGGTACATAAAGTTTTGCAACCGGCAATTAGGTTCGAGAAAGACCAGTGCCTAGACTTACCTCCAGTTGTGCATGTAGAACGCGAAGCTCCACTTACTAAGCAACAAGAGACTTACTATAAGTTATTGAAAGATAGGATGATGATGCAAGCAGATGGAGAACAAGTTACTTCGGTCAATGCTGCTACTAACTTAAACAAGCTGTTGCAAATCTCAGGGGGTGCCGTTTATTCCGATGACAAAGAAGTTATACAGTTTGATGTAAGTAACAGACTAAAGATTGTAAAGGAAGTAATTGAAGAGTCATCACACAAAGTACTCGTGTTTGTACCTTTTACGCATACTATAGAATTACTTAAAGAGTTCTTAACTAAAAGTAAAATTACTTGCGAAGTAATCTCTGGGAAAGTCACGGTTAACAAACGTGCTGAGATTATTAAGACGTTCCAAGAAGATGACGACCCACACGTTCTTATTATACAACCGCAAGCCGCGTCACATGGTTTAACTTTAACAGCCGCCAACACAGTTATATGGTACGCACCAGTTACTAGCGTAGAGACATACCTACAAGCTAACGCTCGTATAAATAGGCCCGGTCAACGTAACTCTATGACGGTGGTACACGTAACGGGAAGTGCTGTGGAAGAACGGCTCTACACAATGCTTCAAAATAACATCACTAACCATAACAAGATCATAGATTTGTATAGGCAGGAAATAGATGCTTGACAATGTAAAAGACTCTGCTAAACTGGTTATCCCTTTGAAAAGGAGCGAACATGACTAAGTTAACAGCAGACAAGATGGCCTCAGACTATATGAAGTTGAGGCATACCATAAAAGATAAAGAAGACGAGATTAAAAAACTCAAAGCAATACAGGCTAAGATTTCTGACAAGATGCTAGAGCTATGTGCAGATCAAAATGTAGATAGCTTGAAGACGCAAGAAGGCACTATTACTCGCAGAGTAATATCTCAATATTGGACAAGTGACTGGGAGAGACTGCACGAGTTCCTTATAAAACATGACGCACTGCACTTGCTTGAGAAACGAATCCACAATGGCAACATGAAAGAGTTCCTAGCTGAAAACCCTGACATATGTCCTGAAGGGCTACAGGCTAACAGTAAGTTTGCTATCTCTGTACGTAAGCCGACAAATAAGTGAACCGACTAGAAACACAAGACGGATGCTTTTTAGACCCTGTTACTTACGCACCTAAAGCGTCAATCAAAGTAGTAATAGCAGACGAAGGTTTGTTATCTAGGAACTACTACGATCACTCAGGCAATCTTAAGTGTTGGTCTTCGGACTCCAATACCCCCGACCCCAGCGTGTCGGTTGAGAACAGAGAGTCTGCTCGATGTATTGATTGTGTGCAAAACATAAAAGGTGCAACCGGATATAAAAGTAAACCTTGTAAGTTCTACACAGTTATTACCGTAGTAGAAGAAGAATCAAAAGCAGTGTGTAGTTTGAGGATTGGAGGCGCTAGCTTATTTGCCAAAGCGGTAAACAAGATGACTCTATATCAGTACCGAGACTATTTAAAAAGTAACGGAGAAGAACTTAACACTGTTTTGACAGAGATATATTTTGTTGAGACTTACAATCTACACAAGATGTATTTCAAACCTGCTCGACCAATTAGTACGGAAGAGCTAGATGCTGTAAACAAACTCGTCTTAAAAGACGGTGAATATATTAACCCTTTTGATAATGGAAATGAGAATATGAAAGACAACGAGCATATAATTAAAAATGTACTCGCGCATTACCCACGTATAAACCAGCCATATAAATGGAGTGACCAGCAAAATAAAAGTGTTCCTTG